AAGATGATTTGGCACGGGCCAGAACTGAATGAAGATTTCAACGCAGCTGACCCTGAAGTTTGGAAACGCTGCAACCCTGGTTGGGAATGGCTTAACCATGAAGAATTTGAACAGGCCCACCGGTCAACGCCTGAAAGCCCGTGGATACGTTTCAGACTTAACGGGTGGGCCAAGACTGAAAACCATTGGCTACCCCAAGGTGCATACGACAAATGCATGACTGACCGGAAACTTGAACTTGGTGAAACAATTTGCCTGGGCTTTGACGGTTCCTGGCAATCAGATTCAACCGCCTTGGTTGCCTGCACCCTCGATGACATCAAACACATTGAATATTTGGGGTTGTGGGAAAAACCAGCTGGCCAACATGAACAAGGTTGGCGAGTCAACATTGACGACGTAATGCGCACCATCAGAGAAGCAACAGAGAAATACAACGTCATTGAAATAGCTTGCGACCCTTGGCGCTGGGAGCTTGTTTTGTATCAGCTAGCTGAAGAAGGACTACCAATAGTTGAATACCCCACCAACGCGATTGCTAGAGCTACACAGGCCACACAAGCTTTGTATGACTCGATTTCAGACCAAAAGGTGACGTTCCCACAAGATCAACCAGCGCTGAAGCGTCACTTTGAAAATGCGATATTGCGAGAAGATCACCGGGGTGCTCGTCTCTCAAAGCCAGGACAGCGACACCCACAAAAAATTGACCTTGCTATTGCGTCAATGATTGCGCACCACCGTGCCCACGCTCGACGTGAAGAAGAACCTGAATACGTAGAACCGCAATTGCTAATTGTTTGAAAGGGCCTCCCATGGCTGAAGAAACACGCACGCTTACTGCTGATATCGAATTGCGCACAGATGCTGATAACAACAGCACCGCAGTTGGTTATGCAGCAAAATTTAATTCACTTAGTTCAAACCTGGGTGGTTTTGTTGAGTCAATCGCCCCTGGTGCGTTTACCCAAACCCTTGCCACTGGTACCGGCGTTGATGCCCGTGCCCTTTGGAACCACGACAGCAGCCAGCTGCTAGGCAGGATGTCCGCTGGAACGCTAAATCTTATTGAAGATGAAATTGGCTTACGCTTTGAGATCGATCTGCCCAACACGACAACTGGCAGGGATGTGCGCGAATTGACCCATAGGGGCGATGTTCAAGGCGCGAGTTTTGGTTTCAAAGTTATTGATGATGTTTGGGGTGAGACGGAACAGGGCTACCCGCTTAGGGAGCTGCGCAGCGTATCGCTGTCAGAAGTTTCACTGGTTACGTTTCCTGCTTACCCAGAAACAGAAGTTGCTTTGCGAAGTCTTGCAGACAACAGAGATCTTTCTTTTGATGACGTTGCAGCTGCTGCGGCAGCCAACGAACTCAAATCACTTCTTAACCAGCCAACAGAATCTGAGGTGCCGGGCGAAACCCACACCAAGGTTCCACGTTCCGCTGGTTATCGCTGACCGGGCGCAACCCACAGCAACTGAAAACTAACTACTAACCCTTAGGAGGGTTCCTAATGTCTCCAGAAGATATTAAAGGGGCGTTTGCTGAGCGGCTAAATGCAGTTTCTGAATTACGTTCTTTGGTTGATGAAACCAATGGCGAGTTTAGCGGCGAGCAAGAAGCCACTTATCAGCGACTCAATGAGGCTATAAATAGCCTTGATAAAAGAATCAACACTGGTCTTGAAACGCTTGAACAAACTAAGCGTGCAGAAGACGCTGTTGAAAAATTTCGGTCACTTGAACATCTGACTGCACAGCCAGTTGAATCAAGAGAAATTGCGAAAGAGTCAGACAGCGCGATCTTGCAAAAGATTATGACTGGCGAATACCGCAACCATACTTTTCATGGTGAGAAAAGGGCGCTGGCCACCACACCAGTTGCCGACGGTGGCGCAGTAGTCCCAACTACTTTGTATGACCGCATTGTTGCACGCCTTAACGAAGAGGGCGTTGGCTCAAAGCTTGGCACGATCCTGAACACTTCTTCAGGAAACCCAATGCTCATACCGCAGGTAACTGCTAACAGCACAGCCAGTCTTATAGCTCAGGCAGCTGCTGTGCCCAGCAGCGATCCGACCATGGCTCAAGTTTCATTAGACAGCTTCAAATTGGGTTGTTTGGTTAATATGAGTTCGGAATTGCTTAGCGATGCCGAAAGCGTATTTGGTATTGAGAACTACATCGGTGATCAGATAGGTGCCGCTATTGGCCGTAAGGCTAACGAGTTCTTTTCCATTGGAACCGGCACAAATCAGCCACAAGGCTACATCAACGCCGGGACTGGAAAAACTACCGCTTCAGCCACAGCACTGACCCTTGATGAAATAATTTCGTTAGTTCACAGCGTGCTGCCGGTTTACCGCGCACGAAACGCTGCTTTCATTGCTAATGACCTTATTTGGGATCACGTACGCAAGCTTAAAGACGGAGATTCTCAATATCTATGGCAGCCATCACTTCAGATGGGTATGCCTGACCGCCTTCTTGGGTATCAAGTTTGGTCAGATCCAAACATGGATTCAGCTATAACGACCGGCAAGAAGACAATGGTCTTTGGCGATATCAGCACCTTATTTATCCGTTATTCGGGTGGTTTGCGTGTTGACACTTCTACTGAGGTGAACTTTGCGAATGATCAGGTTGTTGTGCGTGGGCTTATGAGCGTTGATTCAGTGCTTACCGACACAAACGCAATCAAGAAAATGGTTCAGGCCTAACACCTGAGCACACTTCACGGTTTGGCTGGGGGCTTATGGCCCCTGGCCTTTTCGTGCTGACTAGGAGCTTCTATGCAAATCAGATTATTAGTTTCAATAAGCGGTTCAACCGGGACCTTTTCCGCTGGAGATGTGACCGACTGGAAAGACAATGCAGATGCAAAACGTTTAATTGGCGCTGGGTTTGCAGAAGTAGTTACTACAGACAAGAAGACCACTAAATCTAAAGCAACCGCACCCGCTGCTGCTGAAACTGCTGCAACGGAATAGGGGCAAGCGTGGCGTATTTCTTAACACCCACAACCAACGCCCGGCAAATACTGACCAACTCAGTAGAGACACTAAGCGTCACTGCTTACTCTGATGAAGCGCCTGCACAAGCAGACGGTGCGGTGACACTCGGCATTGTTGATAGTGCGGGCAACACAATCGTTGCAGCTGGTACTTCGGCAACCTCAGCTGGCAACGGCGTCTACAACTATATTTTGCCTACCCAAACAGAACCTAAGCAACTTATTGCTACATGGTCAGGGACTTGGGCCGGTTCAGCAATGAGCTTCCCAACGTTTCATGAAGTTGTGGCTGGTCAATACACCAACCCGGCTGAAGTTCGGGCAATGGACTCAATTAACGGTGAAGCAACAGCGTTCCCAACTTCAGATATTATTGATGCCATTGGTTGGGCTGAGAACGTTGTTGAGGACTTCTGCGGCACTAACTGGGTTGGCAAGTTTCAAAGTGAAGAATTAAACGGAACTAATAGCCAGGAACTAAAATTAACGAGGTTATTTCCAAGACAGATACTGTCAGCCTCTATTAACGGGGTTAATTTAACAGCTCCACAAATCGCTGATATTTCTATCTATGACACCGGCCTTATCCGCTGGGGTGACGACATTTGGGAATATTACGAACCAGGCCTAAAAACCATAATTAACTACACTCACGGCGCCGGTGAAGATACCGGAGCACCAAATGATTTACGTTGGGCAGTTCGCAGTCTTGCCCGCTTCCATTTAATTGATCACCTGTCACGAATACCTGACAGAGCCTTAAGCATTCAAAGCGAGTTTGGCCAAATCATGTTGGCGCAACCGTCTATGGACCGCCCAACACCGCTACCTGACGTGAACGTGATCTTGCAACGACACAGACACCGTGCGCCCGTAGTCATCTAACTAGGAGAAAATATGAATTTTGTTCCCCTAGCTCTTGGGCTACTTGGGCTTGCACTACTGATGGTTGGGCTAGTCATTATCTGCGCACCAGCTGTATTAGTTGCTTCAGGGATATTGCTTGGCCGTATTGCATACGTGCTAGATAAAGGCGGTCCGAAATGATCAGACGATTATTCGGTTCACCCTCTGAGGAGCAGCGTGATTTAAGTTTCGCTGACCTTTGGCGGCGTGGCTTAGATGGCACAGACTTAGCAACACCATCAGGCGCAACAGTTAACTACACAACAGCCCTTGGGCTTTCAAGCGTGTACGGAGCTATCAACCTATTAAGCGGCACAATAGCTTCACTTGGCTTTGATATTTACTACAAACGTGGTTCATCTGAGCTTGCGTTCAGGCCGTTGCCGCAGTTCGCACGACAAATGTCCCGGTTCTACACAAATGTAGAAATTATAAATCAGATAACAGTTTCACTACTTACTGACGGCAACGCATATCTATCAACCGCAAGAAATAACAGCGGCACAATTGAGTTCATTGA